CATGTTTTAAATCATCAATTTGCGTATACATAATTTCTCCTATAGTCTAGTTTGCTCGAAACATTCCAGGTGACTTTTAGCAAAGATATTAGGTTTAATTTCTTCGTATAATTCACCTTGAATACATTTTAAATTTGTACTGCGTTGTTTAACAATACATTTATACTCCATAATTCCCCATGTAATCACTGCACCAATAATAATACCAACAATTAATTCAGCGGTACCCTTCCATTTATAATCCATTATTAGCCTCTACAAGACGTTTACTGTCGTATTTAGATATGCCTTTATATTCTTCTATAGGTTCACCTGCAAACAAAGGCGTTATTTTTATGTGGTGAGTCGTATTTTTTAAATCGTTTAAATATGAAAGTTGATTAGGGTGAAACGACCATAAATAAGACTTTTTTAGTTCGCCAGACTTAGTACAAAACTCTTGATAAAGCCAAGCCACTGGTTCTTGTTTCATTAGTAAAACACCATCCTTCCTATATGAGTAATTTTTTTATGACCAAACCACGAATGTTTTGGCTCAATTGAGTCATCATGAAAGTATAAAGCATTTGCAACTGGGTTAGCATATTTATTAAATACAATTGCATCAAGTACAAGTAATTTTGTTTCAAGATACGTCTTTTTATCAACTTTCTTATGGCTTTTGTCTGAAATGCCAATAAATTGCCCAGAAGCATTAATAACAGAACATACATTAGAACCCCAAAGACCAGATTTGATACGATTACGAATAGTATAAATGACACCCAATTTCTCCTCGAGAGTTCTATTATTAACTTCATGGTACACAGCAGTTGCGTAGCATGAAACTTCTAATTCTAAGTTATGTATATCCATTAAATTTATTTTGAATTAAATTTTTATTCATTAATGCAACTTGTTGAATTTCAAATTTATTTTTATTATTTATTAAATGTAATTTTGATTCAGCTTTTGCTTTATGAATATATAAACATTCATCTAATGGTGACTTATCATGTTTAAATACGATTGCCCATCTTGTAAAAATTGTCATTATATTTGCCTTTTAAATAATTTACTAGTATAAAGTTAATGTATTTACAGTATATTTCAAGTCTTAAATTTTGTATAATCTTATTGTATTGTGCAATTATGCATATACATTTTAAGGAGAAATATTATGTGGACATCACCATCAGTTACTGAAATGCGTTTTGGCTTTGAAGTCACAATGTATGTAATGAATAAGTAATTGCATTATGAGGACATGTCTAAAAAGGCATGTCTTCACCTTCTACTGCAGGTTTACTATATTCAGTGTTTTTATTTTCTTTTAATTGTACAGTGCCTGAAACAAACTTACCTTTTGCGCTTTCACGTACCCAACCAGATAGTCTAAATTCAATACCATCAACATTCATATTCCCAGTCCAATCTGGTCGTTTTGGGTTTTCACCCTTGTCATTAACAAATAATGTAAATGTGTTTGTGTTGTCATACTGTGCCATGCTAGTTCTCCTTAGTGTAAATAGGTTTTTTCTTCCATCGTGTTGGTTCTGTGTCAGACTCAACAAATTGCATAAATTCTAATAATAATGGTTTGTACCACTCTAACCATTTATCATCTTTCTTAACTAACTCTACAGTTATACCACTTGGGGTCCAAACACTAAACCATCCTTGTTCACGATCGCAGCAATGTATTTGCATTTGAACTTGCCAATAATATCTATCTGGTATTCCATCATAAAATTCTTGTGTAAATGGACATTTAAACTCTACTGGGTCACCATTGTAAAATGCATCAGGACTAGCACCTATAGGTAAACTATTATGCACTATAAGTTTATTACCTGATTCGCATATATCACTCATACTTTTTTCAAACTCAGACAAAGCATCTTTCTCATGTAAATTACCCCATTCAGTCATTTCATTGCCTTCAAATGGAGCTTCTCTTAAAGTCATTTGACGCCAAAGTTTTTGTCTTTCGTTTACAGAAGCCCAAGCGTTAGATGCTGTTACAATATTATGCCTACGTTTATCTAGCAAATGACTCATGCTGCTTTTTTAAGTTCATTGGCATAGTCACGTAATTTATCTTGCATTTGAGGTGTAAGTTTAAAAAATGCTTCTTTTAATTTACCATCATTGTTTGCTGTATATAAACCAACTTTAGCTAATTCAATATCTTTTTCTGTAATAACTTCTTCAACTTTTTCAGACTCTGGGATATCTTCACCGCTGTATATATATAACCCAATACCATGCAATGCAATAGCTTTAGCTAAGCAACGTTGCATAGCAGTATTAACTGCCATAGCATCAGGATTAATAATTGCTTTATTGCGATAATCTAACACAGGTAGTTGCGCTGTCATTATTTTACCAAACGCAGTAACAGAACAAAATACCATTAAAGTATCACCAAACTGTTTAGGTTCTTTATAGTCCCATGTAGCAGATGGATCTTGCTGCAGTAATGTATCTACTGCCCATGCCCATGATAAATATGATAGACCGTTTTTCTTTTCAATATGTTCATTAACATTAATCTTGCGTAGTTCTGTGTATTTCATTTACATTCTCCGATTGTCTTAAGTTTTGTATCGCTCTTTGTTGTCTTTCAAACCTGTCATTATCATCTTTTAATTCTTGAGTAGCTAGTTGAATTTGCATAATAATTGCGTCTAAATCGTCCATTCTAATACTCCATAAAATAATATTACAATTAAAAATAATAACACACCTTGTTTAAAATCACGTTGCTTTTCTAATTCACTTTTTATGGGTTTATATTCAACACCATATCTTTCACGGTATGTTCTAGGAGTTTTAAAGTGCCATTGGTTATACCATGTATAATGTTTATCTTTATCCCAACCCCAATTATCCATCATGTTTCTCTTGTTGTTCAAGTTGATGCTGCTCTTCTAATTCTTTTTGACGCCAAAATTCTTGTTGGTCTAAATATTCATCATAATCTAACCATCGTTCCATTATATAAGTCCCCCAACTTTACCCATCATATATATACAAAAAGCTACATAAAGCCAAAAAGCAATCGCACTTAATATCATTGTTCGTAATTTCATATAATCCCCATATTTAATTAACGTAAAGATATTCTACACTTGTTATTTTGAAATGTACACACTTTTTTTCAATATTTGTAAGTTATTGATTTTTCACAACTTTTATTGTATCCCATATTCTACCTCCTTGCTCCCATAGGCGTTGACTTACTTCAGAATGAGGATAAGGTTCTGCCATAACAAGTCTTTTACATCCTGTGTTAAGTAATACTTTAATACAATGCACACAAGGTGCTGTAGTGCAATATGCTGTATATATTTCTTTTACATCTTTACAATTAATAACAGCATTCATTTCGGCATGAATAGATTCACATTTATCAAGACCTTGACCTGATTCATAATAAGCACCTTCACATGGAATATCTATACAATGATCAAAACCAGATGGCACGCCGTTATAACCTGTAGCAAGTACTTGATTTTCTTTTGACACAAGAATACAACCAACTTTACGGCGTATACATGTACCTCTTGATGCTGCAAGTTTTGCCATAGTTATAAAATATTTGTCTATACTAGGTCTCATTATGCAACCATTTAATAAATTCACTGCCATACGATGGATATAAACCATTTAATAATTGCTGCGCATCAGATAAATCAATCTTTGGTCTTTTTATTTCATAAAATGTATCTTTATGTAATATTGTATCTAACATATTAAAATGCCGTTCATATACATGAAATGATTCTACAAAATGATGATATCGACCTTGCGGTATATTAAGTGCTACAGCCACAATTTCCCAACATAAATTAAAAAATGGTAAGTCATTACCTAAACCATAAATAGCATCTTGACTACGCATGTGTACAGTCATATTTAAAACACCATCTCTAATTCTAAAACCTAAAGTGGATGTACAAGGTACATCATTATTATCAGAAAACAAATGTTGATGAGAATTAAATATAGATACTAATGCGCGGCGTGAGTCTTTATCTCTTGTTAATTCATTAACTACAAAACCAAGACCAGCTTTAGTAAATAAATAGTAACCATAATTACTATGCAATTTTCCATTAGTTACACATTTTTTCCATATTGCAGCTTCATTACAAATACTCAAGTCTTCTAAACTACCTTTAAAATACCATTGAATTTCTTTTTTAATATAATTTATATTTAACTTACGTGATTCAAAATTAATAAATTTATGATATGGTAAAAAATCTATATGATAATTTTCTAGTTCTTTTGTTAACATTCCACGTGGTGAGCGTTCTTTACCTCTTACATTTAAATCTCTGTAAATTTTTGTATACAATAGTTTTTCATTCATAGTAGATTCCGTTATACACTTTCAATAATACGTTTTAAGTCAGGACCTACCCAACCTTGTGGTTTAACAACATCTAATGAATTTTTACGCTTTGACTGTGATGCATCAGATGCTCTTACTTTATCCATATTTGAACGTTGTACTTCATCCCATAGTTGCTGCCAAGGTAAACCCATCATATATGCAGTTCCCATTGCAACATAAACAATATCAACCAATGCATCTGCCATACCTACTACATCATCCAAATTTGCACTTAAAATAAATTCATTTAACTCTTCTTCCAAAAAATGTGCGCGATATGCCTGAGTAGATTTATCTAATGCTATAGGTTTACCTTCATATTTCAAACCAAATTTGTTATGAAATTCAACTACATCTTGATAATTTGTCTTCATATAATCCTCTTAAATTAATAATTCTTGCCATTTGCTACTACTGCCCCATGGTCCTTCCACATCTTTTAAACTTGGAAATAATCTTGGGTTTCTTTCTGGATTAAACTTTAATTCCCAAATACAATTTCTTGATAAATGTGGAAATAATGGTGCAAAAATTGTTGCTAAATAATTAGAGTCATAATATGTTTTAAATTTATCAAATATTTGTTTTAAATCTTCAGTTAAATAATCTTTATAATCTTTAATTGATGCAAATGTACCCCAATGACCAACAATTTCCCAACCTGTATCTTCTAATGCAGCTCCAAATGCATTATATGTCATTTCATTAACATGGTTTGCTGCAGCACCAACTTTACTGTCATAACATGGAGTAGATAAAAAAACTGTTCCTCCTTGTTCTATTAACTTAGAAAAGTTTAACATCATTCTTCTGCAATGCTCAGGTTCTATATGTTCTAAAACTTCAAAACAAACTATAACGTTTGGTTGGTAATTTAATTTATCTACAGTTAACAAAGCGGCATCTGTTTCAGATAATAGTTGATGAGGTTTCCATGTTGAAGTAGCGAAATGTTGAGGCATTTCTATTTTAGAAACATCAGCTGCAGCATAAAACAATGGAGCAAGTCTTGAAGAATGTAATAATTTTGCTAATGGCATCTCTTTACCGCATCCTATATCAAGTACTTTAGCTGTTTTATATCTACCATTTGCAGATATCCATTTTACTACATGCGTCCATCTTAAGCAATGAGCAATGTAATCTCTATGTAAAAACCCTCTTGTTTCAGCCTGATCTATACTTAAAAATGTTTTATCTATTGCTTTTCCAAATTCATTTGCCATTCTTATCTCCAATGTTGATATAAATTACAATATAATCATATATTATAATTATAGGAAAAGTAAACACTTTTTTTCAAATTGTGTGATATAATATTTTTTATCAATTTTTTAAGGAGAAATGATATGCCAAGAGGCGGCAAAAGAAAAGGTGCAGGTAGACCTAAAAATACAATTGAAACTATTGGAGTTAAATACACATTGCCAATAGAATATAAAGATATTATTAAATCATTAGGGGGTTCTAAATGGATTATTAATCAGGTAAAGTTATATTTACACTTGTAGTATTTTGGAGATTATATGAAAAAAATAAGAAATTGGAATAAATTTCAACATTTTAAAAATAAAAGTTCAATGATTTGGTTTAAGGTTTATGGTCGAGATATTTTAAACGATCCTGATTGGCATGATCTTACATATGAACAAAAATCAATACTTTTTGAGTTGTGGTGTTTAGCTTCTGAAAAAAATGGTATTTTACCAGATGAACGTAAAATAGCATTTAGGTTGCATACAACAAAAGAATTTATAATCAATAAGTTAAAAGAGTTAGACAATTGGTTTGAGCAAGATGATATAATTGATATATAATTGCTATATACAACGTGTGTACTATATAAGATAATATAATAATATAATATAAAAGATAATATAAAAGGAGATTATATGGAGATAAATGAAATACTTTCTAAGTTTCAAAAGGTATATAAATCAGGCAATGATCAATGGCAATGTCTTTGCCCAGTTCATGAAGATAAGTCACCTAGCGTTGGTATTAAACTTGTGAACGATGGAAGAATATTAATACATTGTTTTTCTGGATGTAATACAAATGATATTTTAGATGCTATTGGTTTAACTTTTGATAATTTATTTCCAAATAGACTTGAAGATCATATGAAACCAGTTAAAAGGGCATTTAATCCTTACGTTGTTTTATCATCTTTATCTAATGAAATTTTATTATGTACATTAGCAGCATTAGAATTATCTAAAGGAAAAACTTTAATAGAACAAGATAAAGAAAGATTAATATTAGCATACCAACGAATTAAGGATGCTTATATATTATGTCATTAGAAGACACATTAAATAAATTAGTTATAAATGAAGATCAAATTAAAAATTATTTTTTTAGAAGGGAATCAGATGAATATCTTAAAATTAAAAGTCCTAGTACTTATTTGGAACATACAATACGTTACTTTAATGGTGAGATACAAAGCGGTGCGATTTTGCCGTTTAGTAAAACGCATGACCTTTGGCGTTTGCGTTTAGGCGAATTTACAATTTGGTCCGGTTATTCAGGACATGGCAAAAGTATGTTATTAAATTATATTATTTTACACTTGTTAAAAAATTATAAATGTTTAGTAGCTAGTTTTGAAATGACACCAAAAGCAACATTAGCAAGATTTATACGTCAATCATTAGGTAGTGATATGCCGACAGATAGTTATATTGAAGAGTTTTTAAATAAAGCAGATAATAAACTTTGGATATATGATCAATTAGGTTCTACCAATGCCAATAAAGTATTATCAGTTATTTATTATGGCGCGGAGCAATTAGGTATACAGCATTTTGTAGTAGACAGTTTAATGAAGTGCTCTATCAACGAAGATGATTATAATGGTCAAAAGAAATTTTGCGATCAATTAGCTATTGCAGCAAGAGACCTTAATATACATATTCATCTTGTAGCACATAGTAGAAAAACAATGGACGAGTTTAATCAAGCACCTTCTAAATTTGACGTGATGGGTAGTAGTAACATAACTAACCTTGCTGATAATGTATGTAGTGTTTTCAGAAATAAAAAGAAAGAGGAAGACATTGCATTTAATAATTTATCTGAAGATCAAATTAAAATTACACCAGACGCATATATGAATTTAACAAAACAAAGGCATTTTGAATGGGAAGGTAAAATTCCACTATGGTTTGAACCAAAGTCTTTACGTTATAAGGATACACCAATATGAATTTTGAAGAAACTGAATGGTATAAACAATTTGGTCCATGTGAATATAAAATTACATTAAATAATGGTCAAGTACTTAAAAGTGATAAATGGAGAGATTATGATAAAGTGGAATTTAACAAAACTGAATTTACCAATTTTAATAGACAAATTAAGAACGCTAGACTTAAGTAAAAATTGGAGAGTTAATATTAGTGAGCATAAATATATTAGATCAATATCACAAAATGACCGTTATTGGTTAATGTTAAAAGAATTGGGGTCTTATTTGGGTTATACCGATATTGAACTTCATGATTTATTAAAATACAAGTTTTTAGCAGAGCAAAAAGAAATTGCTGGTCAACCAGTTATAGTAATTAAATCTACAAGTTCATTAAACACTGAAGAGTTTTCAGAGTATAATAGAAATGTAGAACGTTTTGCACATGAATACGGGTTTAAATTTAATAATGATATACCGCAATACTAAACTAATTAAACTTGTAAGGGATATACCATGTCAACATTGTGGTATACAATCAGAAACTATATGCGCCGCTCATCGTAATGAGGGCAAAGGCATGGGTATTAAAGTTTCAGATGCTTTAATTGCGGCATTATGTTTTGAATGCCATTATAAATTAGATATGGGTAAAGATTTAAACAAAGAAGAAAAACGAGATATGTGGAACAGAGCTTATATAGGTACCATGCAATATCTTTGGGAACATGAAATGATAGGAATATTATAATGGGAAAAGGCAGCGCACCAAGACCGTTTTCAGATAGACCTAAGTTTGAAGATAATTGGGATAAAATATTTAATAAGAAAAAGAAAAGTGATGATACATCACCGCATTTGATTGAGTATGAACTTAATAAATCTACAGGTGAATTAGAAAAGATAGACAATGGCAACTAGTCCAACTCAGTTAACTTTAAAAAAATTACAAAAAGAAAATTATCCACTATCTCAAGTAGTAGAAAAATGGAACAGTTGGGGAAGAGTTAGAGTAGATTTATTTGGTATTATTGACGTATTAGCAATATCAGAAACAGGAGAAACAGTTGGTATTCAAACCACAACACTTACTAATGTTGGCGCTAGACTAAAGAAAATAACTAATAGTGATTCTATAAAACATTTAAGAGATGCTGAATGGCGTATCATTATACATGGTTGGTATAAAAAAAATAACAGATGGCATGTCAAAGAAGTTGATGTTTCATAATGTTAGATACAAATAGGTTATTAGAGATTTTAGATGGTTGGGCACAATGGATGAAAAAGCCTACACATAGATTAGGTTTTCCTTCTAGGTCATTAGTAATGAGTTCTGGAGGTGCTTCTACTGAAGATTCGTTTAATGAATTAATATTAACTCAAGACCAAGATAATATTAGAATTATAGATACATTAATTCATAATCTACCACCTGAACAGCAAGACGCTTTGTATCACAAGTATTTAAGTTCTAAAAAACCATTTGCATATGAATATAAATTAGAACTTGCAATTGACAATTTATTAACTATAGCATCTCGCAAAATAAACGCATAAAATAGTTTACTTTTAATCAAAATTGTAATATAATCCTAGGTTGATGGCCGAATAGTCTCCATCGTTTATATAATCTCCCATTATCCCACTTCGGTGGGATTTTTTTTATCATGAATATTAATGTGTGTGAGCAGTGCGGTGATGTCTTTGACTCAACCGGTTATCTTGTTTGCCCTGATTGTCAATTTGAACATATGTTTATAAGGATACCAAATGAAAAAACCAACAACAAAAAAAGGCAAGATGGCGAAAGTGGGCAAAGTGATGAAGGAATTTAAAACAGGCTCATTACATTCAGGTAAAGGTGGTAAAGTAGTTAAGTCTCCTAAACAAGCTATTGCTATTGCTTTATCAGAAGCTGGCATGGCTAAAAAGAAAGGTAAATAATTATGCCAATGGTCGGAATGAAAAAATTCTCTTATAATGCTAAGGGAAAAAAAGAAGCTAAATCATACGCAAAGAAAACAGGCAAAGCTATGACAGCTAAACCTATGAAAAAGGCAGCAAAACGTGGCAAGTAAACCAGGTTTATGGGCTAATATCCATGCTAAACGTAAACGTATTGCCGCAGGCAGTGGAGAAAAAATGCGTAAGGTTGGTTCTAAAGGCGCACCAACTGCAATGGCTTTAAAACAGTCAGCAACTAAGAAAAAGAAATGATTAAAAAAGGTAAAGAAACGTTCTCAGGTTATAACAAACCTAAGAGAACACCTAGTCATCCTACTAAATCACATGCAGTATTGGCTAAAGATGGTGACCAAGAAAAACTTATACGCTTTGGTCAAAAAGGTGTAAGTGGTGACAAAACAAATACAGATAGAGCAAAGTCATTTAAAGCAAGACACGCTAAAAACATTGCAAAAGGTAAAATGAGTGCCGCTTACTGGGCCAACAAGGTTAAATGGTGATATAATGAAGAAATATGGAAAAGGTAAAAATAGTAAAGGTAAAGGTAAGAAACGCTAAATGGCTTTATATAGCTTTAGCAGTAATAGCTAATATCACTCTTATTATAAATGCAATACATCACTGGTAATGGTAAAATTAGATATATACGTAGGGTATGATGGCAAGGTAGAACCAATTGCTTATCATAACTTTTGCCAGTCAGTTATAGAGAAGTCATCTATACCGGTAAGTTTTACACCATTAGCACTAAACACTTTAAAAGATTACAAAGAAAC